TTGACGACATGGCTCGCATTTACGCCAACGAAACCGACAACGTCGCAGCTGACAACCTTGCTACCGGAGCATCAGTCACTCGCAACTTTGCAAGCGCATCAGGTGCTGATCCTTCGTATTGGGTTGAGTGGATTTACGGCGCAGCATCAACGATCCTCTCGTCAAGCAATGGCAACTTGCCAACGCACTTGTTCCTTGCACCTAACGTCTGGGCATCGCTTTCGTCGCTCAGCGACACGGCAGACCGTCCGTTGTTCCCGAACGTTGGCCCAATGAACGCTTTTGGTGGTTCAAACGCAAACTCAACAGACATGATGGCTTTCGGCTTGAAGGTTGTTGTTGACCGCAACTTCGCAGCAAGCACAGTCATCGTTGGTGACCCATCTGGCTACGAAATCTTTGAACAACAGAAGGGCGCAATCAGCATCGACGTTCCGTCAACCCTGAGCCGCACAATCGCATTCCGCGGTTACCTTGCAACGCTGATGATTGACCCAACAAAGTTCGTCAAGGCTGCGTTCGTCTAACTTAGACGAACTCTTAAAGGAACTGGAAAATGGCTACTTACGATCTCGCGTTTCATACGCGCCTCGATGGGTACGCCATTTTTCAGACCTTTGTTGAGACTGGCATACAGGTCGGGGACTCCGTAACAGTCACAGGCGCAAGCCACGGATTCAACGCAACCGCAACCATTGTCTCAACACAAGACTTTGAATTCATCGGGGTATCCGACGAGGGCGACCTTGAATTTGACTCCGATGTAATTCGTCTTTACCAGTTCATGTATGTCAACGCAGGTTCGGACTTTACCCGTTCAACCGCGACCGGTGCAGTTACCTTCACCCCGTCCGTTTCATGGATTAACGCAGCTGATGTCACCTCATGGTTGGGCATTGACGTGGCAACCGCTAACGACACAGCGTTCATTACGGTCTGCGTTAATGCTTCGAATAATTACATATTTCGGAAACGTCGCGAAGCGGGCTACACCGACTCGCAATCTACGGTGCCAGGTGCCGACGTCAAACTCGGCACAATCATGTACGCAGCAACTCTTTATCGTGAGCGCGGATCAGCAGATTCATTTGCCTCATTCGACTCAATGTCATCAATCCCCATCCCCTCAACTATGGGACGCATCATGGCTCTCATCGGCTGCGGAAGACCACAGGTTGCATAATGGCTGCAACAGGAATCCTCGTCGATGCAGTCAACGCAATCAAAACACAACTCACCGCTCTCGGTCTCAAACCCGTCACAGATCCCCGAAACGCGCGCCCAATGTCCGTCATGATTGAACTCCCCGTCATGACCTCATTTACATACAACGTCGGCGACTTTCGGATTCCCGTCCGAGTCTTGGCAGCACCTCCAGGCAATCAAGACTCTGGCGACTATCTCATGACAACCGTTGACACCATAATGAACTCGTCCATCGCAGTCACCGACGCCCGTCCAGGCAACGCGGTCTACGGTGGGCAAGACATACCCACATACGACCTCACGGTGGCAATCGCCGTGCGGAGAAACTAAGGAGCCACCAATGGCAACAACAACATTCCTGTCAGGTGCAACCTGCAACATCACCCCAACTGGCGGATCAATAATTGACGTGTCAGATCAACTTTCAAAATGTGAAGTCATGCTTGGGTACGACATCCTTGACTCAACTTCGCTGGCAGATACAGGTCATCAGGGAACAAATGGTTTGCAGACCGTGTCGGTCAACCTTGACTTGTTTCTTTCGTATGGTGTCGGTGAAGTTGAAACACTTCTCAGCGCAATCGTTGCTGCGGGTTCATGCACAATTGTTGTGTCACCATCTGGAACATCAGAGACAACAAGTAATCCAGAATTTACGATTCTGAAGGCAACACTTTCCGCAGCTCCTGTCATCATGTCAACCGTTGGCACCCTTGCAGTAGCAAGTATTTCATTTGTTAACGGCACCTGGACACGAGACATCACACCGTAAATAACAAAAGAGGGAAACAATGAAAATCCAACTACAAGTAACACCAATAGACGGAGACCCGTATGAAGTCGAAACGAATCTTTTCGTTATCGTCGCATGGGAGCGCAAATTCAAAAAGCAAGCATCCAGTCTTGCCAACGGAATTGGCGCAGAGGATCTCGCGTTCTTTGCATTTGAATCAGCACGAGCTGCGGGCATCACAACCCCGCTCGCTTTTGACGAGTTTATTAAAAAGACCAAGTCCATTGACGTCGTTGGGGCGGAACAAGCAGTCCCCACCGAGCCGGCAGTTTCCGCCGGTCTTTAGCAGAATTACTAGTCGAGACCGGATACTGGCTTCCCGACGTCCCATTCGACACAGAGGATCTCTTTACGGCATTCGATGTGATGAACGAAAAACAGAAAGCGCAACGGTCTAGAAGATGACAACCAAGACATCCATTGAAGTCGTTGGTCTTAAAGAGGCAATCCGTTCGCTGAACAAGGTTGAGCCTGGACTGCGCAAAGAGTTTGTTGCGCAGGCAACCGCCATTGCCCAACCTGCAATTCAAGAAGTCCAGAGGGGCTACACAAAAGTTCCTCTTTCGGGAATGGCTCGCCAATGGCAGCAAAACGGAAAAAAGGTATTCCCGTTCTCTGTGGCGCGCGCAATCTCAGGAGTCAAATTAAAAGTTGATGCTTCTCGAGAGGCAACTTCGCTGATTTACATCACGCAGACTAATGTCGCAGCTGCGGTCTTTGAAGCAGCGGGACGCGCCAACCCAAATAGCCTCGGTGATTCACTTGGCGACATTCGTCCAGGCACAACTCGAGTTCTTGGTCCGGCAGTCTTTCGCAAGCGCAAAGAAATTGAGCGTGAGATGCTAAGAGCGTCAATGGACGCAATCAAACTCGTTCAGAAAGAACTCGACTAATGGCACTTGCAATCCCAATCATCTCCACCTTTGACGGCAAAGGAGTCACATCTGCCATCAAGGAATTCAAAAATCTTGAAACCAATGGCGAGCGCGCGCATCTGGCAATCACAAAGGCAGCCCTTCCCGCAGCAGCTGCACTTGCTGGAGTTACCGCAGCACTTGGACTTGCAGTCAAAGCAGCAGCAGAAGACGCAGCAGCACAACAAGCATTGGCAAGTCAATTGCAACGCACCACGGGAGCAACCGACGCACAGATTGCAGCCAACGAAAACTGGATAGCGGTGCAGGGAAAATTGCTTGGAGTCACAGACGACGAACTTCGTCCGGCACTTGCAGGACTGATCCGCGCAACTGGAGACATCACCGAAGCACAAAAGGCAGCCGGTCTTGCAATGGACGTCGCAGCTGCAAAAGGCGTCTCACTTGAAACCGTGACAAAGACTCTCGAAAAGGCATACGGCGGAAACTTTACTGCGCTTGCAAAACTGTCCCCAGAACTCCGAGACATGATTAAGGCAGGGGCCTCACTCGACGAAGTAACTAAGGCAATGGCAGAGACCTTTGGTGGTGCAGCATCAGACGCAGCCAACACCGCAGCAGGCAAATTTGCCAGAATGAAAGTTGCCCTTGACGAAACAAAAGAGTCAATCGGCGCAGCTCTTCTTCCGGCAATCGAAGCCATCCTTCCAGTCCTTCTCAAGTTCTCCCAATGGGCATCAGATCATCCGGCAGTATTCCTTGCAATCGCAGCTGCCGTCACCGCCATTGCCGGAGCAATCGTGACGTACACTGCAGCAACTAAAATTGCAGTAGTTGCCAACGCACTCCTGGCGACCTCATTCACCGCGCTTCAAGTTGCTTCTGGACTTATTGTCTTTACCGCAATCATCGCTGGAATCGTTCTTTTGTACTCGCGTTTCTCATGGTTCCGCGACGGCGTCAAAAACCTTGTCAACGGCATATCCGACTATTTCGAGTTCATGGGTAACGCCTGGGTAAAGGCATCCAACATCATTATTCGCGGAATTAACCTCCTGTCACCATTTAAAGACATTCCGTACATCAGCGAAATTTCTCTTGGTCATATGGGCGAAGGTGGCAAAGGTGGAGCAAGTTCACCGGCAACCGCAGCCTTCGTTGCGCCGTTCACAGGTCTAACCGATACCTCTCCGTCCCCTGGTAAGCCCTCTAAGAGCCCCGCAGAGCCCCCAATGACCCCATACAAGTCTGAAGGTGACACTTCAGGAGGATTCGCCCAGGCAGGGCTTGGCGGTATTGGCCCATTCAACGACATCATCATCAACCTTGACGCAGGACTCGTCTCATCACCTGCCACAGTTGGACAAGACATCATTGACGCCATCCTTGCAGCGCAACGCAACTCAGGAGTCGTCTTCGCACCGGCGGTCACTTTCTAATGACCGTCCCCACATACCAAGTCCTTGTCGGATTCCAGACAACAACAGGATTCGGTACACCCTTTCAACTTGACGACGCCGTCTACGGTTTGCTTAACACAGGCACCCTGGGCGGTCTCGCATACGCAGACCTGACCTCGCTCGTTCTGTCAATCAACATCAAGCGCGGACGCAACCGCCAACTAGACCAATTCAACGCAGGAACCGCACAGGTCGTCTTCAACAACAACTCCCGCATCCTTGACCCGCTCAACACGTCCTCGATCTACTACCCATACGTCTTGCCTCGCTCGCCAATCATCATTTATGCAAACGGCACCCCGATTTATTCAGGCTTCGTCGAGGATTGGGACTTGGATTACCAGAACGCCAACCAGGGCAGAATGTTCGCTCGATGCGTTGACGCCTTCGGAACTCTGTCCAATCAGCAACTGAACGCCTTCACCCCGTCCGCAGAGACTTCAGGAGTTCGCGTTAACACCGTTCTAGACCGCCCAGAAATCAATTACCAAGGCTCAAGGTCTATTGGTACAGGGTCGTCTACTCTCGGGGCTTACGCGGTCTCTCAGGACACAAACGTCCTCAACTATCTTCAGCAGGTCAACACCTCCGAGCAGGGGTACCTTTACACAGCAACCGACGGAACTCTAACCTTCAAGGGAAGGTCAAGCGTTCTAAACCCTGTGTCAGGCGCGTCCTTCACCACGAACGGCACAGGCATCCCATACATGAGCCTGGTTAACCAGTACGGATCAGAGTTGCTTTACAACTACATTGTGACCCAATCACCCGCAGGAACTGCACAAACAAACTCAGACGCAAACTCAATTGCGTTGTACCAGGCGCAAAACTACAACCTCCTAAGTTTGCTCAACTCAACGACAACAGAAGTCAACGGTCTCGGCGCGTACCTTCTCGGCAAATACCGCAACCCCGTCCTCCGCTTCACAGGCGTTTCGTGCCAACTTGCAGCACTTACCTCCGCGCAATGGTCAACCATTTTTGCCATTGACCTGACGTCAATCGTCACCGTTCAAAAGGATTACTCCACCGGTACACCAACCACAGAATCGCAGACCCTGATTACTTCAGGAATTGAACACAGAATCGTTCCAGGGTCTCATATTGTTTCGTACACTTTCGAGAGTACGGATCAGAATCAGTACATGACGCTCGATGATTCCGTATTCGGGATATTAGACACAGGACTTCTCAGTTTCTAAAGGAGACACAAATGCCAACACCAAACACAACATTTACAGCGGGTCAAATCCTCACCGCAGCACAGCAAAACAACTTCCCATTTGGGATTGTTGCGGAAACGACTTTGGCATCTAACTACGCAAACACTGCTGGAACTTTTGACATCACAGGGTTATCGGTAACTTTTACAGGAGTTGCTTCTCGTAAATATCTGATTGTTGCAATGTTTAACCTTGCAAACAACGGAAACAACGTGTCACAAGTATTCATTGCAACATCAAGCGGAACACAACTTGCGGAAGGGTATCACGGACCAATCGGAAACAATAACGTTGGCACCGCAACCATCTACACAATTGTCACTCCAGGAGCAGGATCAGTTACATACAAAACACAACTTTCATTGACAGCAGGAACCACAACTGTGTACGGAACCGCAACTCGCGCAAGTCTTGCTTCAAGAATGTTTGTCCTCGACATCGGCACCGCATGATGAAAAAAAGCCTGATTCTGTTGGTTATTTGCGCATCGCTTACAAGCTGCGCAGATCGTGAACGCATCAACTGCCCACGAACCAAAAACCAAGTCATGACACGCACCACCCAAATCACCACCCCAACCACCACCATCGCACCAGACGGACGTTGCTAATGAAATTCCGACCACGACTAACTAACGGCGAAATCAAAGGCCGACTTATCCTCATTGTCGGCTTGGCAATTTCCATTGCTTTTGTTGGCACCGTGTTTGTGCTTCTTTATGGCCTTTTGTTTGTTACGCAACCTTTAGAGCAAGCACCGAATGATGCTGAGGCATGGAAGATATTATCGCCGCTAACTTTGACGATGTCGGGCGTTTTGGCGGGCTTGCTCGCTTCGAACGGAATCAAGGGCGACCAGAGCGATAAGGAGAAGAGAGATGACTAATCGTGTCTACCCGTATTACCCATCGTGGGACGGCAAAGGCACACAACCAGTCACCGCAAAACTAGTTGAACTTTGCGGGAAGCGTTGGGGAACAAAGTCACTTGGAACCTATGCAAACCGCCCAATGCGAAACAATGCAGGACTGTCTGTTCATGCCACCGGATACGCAGCCGACATCCAATACAAAGACGAAGCACAAGCGCGGGAAATTTGGGACTGGTTCCTTGCCAACTCAAAAGCACTCGGACTGTGCGAACTGCATTGGTATGCATACGGCGAGTACGGCGCGGGCTATCGATGCTCTCGAGGAGAAGGCAAGACAGGCGTCAAGATCTACACCGCAGACGACAACGCAGGCTCATATCAAGGCAACCCAAATTGGCTTCACTTTGAAATGGCAAAGCAAACCGCAGAGGCATTTGAAGCCGCGTGGCGGGCATTGCCCAAGCCTTAAATCGCCCGAAGAAATCACCCTCTTCGCGCTAGACCTCGGGACTGACTGTGTTTCCCTCATTGGTTCCGAGGTCGAATCCGCCAATCTGACCCTCGCTTGTGTTACAACATTTAGACACGTCTAGCGAAGGGAAACGCAATGACCGATACACAATTCATCTACAGTTTCATAATGGGATGGGTCGGATGCTGGCTATGGCTCAAAATGATGGCAAACCGTTGATGCTTCGCACCTGGGGTTATTACCCGTTATGGTCTAAGGACAAACTAACGCTCGTCCAGATCTTCACAGATCCGGCAACAGAAGAGATCGTCAAAGTCACAGTCGCCACAAGGCGCGCTCCCTGGATGATGTTCGCTTCGATTACAGAAGTTGAAAAGGTTGATTAAGAGAATCATGGCAATCGCCCTCATCACCGCAATATCCATTCCTGCTCCGGCATTCGCAGCTGCACAGCGCGACACCTTCAGCAAATACGACGGCGTCCTGCCAGACGCTTATTACGACGGCCTTGCGCGTTGTGAAACTGGCGGAAACTGGCAGCACTCCACGCGCTCATACACGGGCGGTCTTGGCATCTATCGAGGCACCTGGCAACGATGGTCAAACACTTCGAGTGCCAAAGGTAAAACCCCCGCGCAACAAGTCAAAGTAGCAGACGCCATCGCATTCAAAAGCCATATCAACCCCGACGGCACAAAAGTCTGGCGCGTTGGGCCTTGGGGATGGGGATGCGTCAAAGGTCAGAAATCCTTACAGGCATTCATCTGCCGGTCACGACACACGCTTGTCGCAAGATGGAAGCGTGGATGCGCTACAGTCCACAAACACAACTAAATAGAAGTGAGGGAAACACTATGGAATTAACCACCGACGAGATCATTGCGCGTCTCATGAATTTGTCAGTCAAACTTGACGGAGAAATGCGCTTCGACGAAAGTTCAACAGTCAGTCAGGCAATCGCCCTGATCATGACTCTTCGCAATGCAGCCGAACGCTTACGGCATCCAAGCAATTCGGACATCGTGTCAGCCATTAGAAGCCAAAACCAAGACGAACTTAAGGCCGTCATCGAATGGATCACGGAGAACCCATCATGAGCAAACCGCACATCAGCCAAATTTGTGTTCACGACATAACCGCCGAAGACGTATCAGTCAAGGTCAGCGTTCACGACACCTTTGCAGCCGTCAAAATAATCATTGGCGACATTGAAGTCACTTGCTTCACCGAACTGGATCAGGTTGCAGGCATTCAGAGAAACCTTGGTCTGTTGTGAGCATTGAAGACTACGAACCAGTCGCTTCGCGTCTTGCGCGGTTCTGGGAGAAACACCCCGAAGGTCGAGTCATTACAAAACTTCTGACATTTGAAGGCGACCGCGTCATTGTTCAGGCCGACATCTATGTCGACCGAGAAGACGACCGACCAGTTGCAACCGACTTTGCAGAAGAACTGCGTGGTTCAAACAACGTCAACAAAACATCGCACATAGAAAACGCATGTACCTCGGCCATTGGACGCGCACTTGCTGATTGTGACTTTGCCTCGTCAACCGACTGGACAAAACGCCCCTCGAGGGAGGAAATGCAGAAGGTGCAGCGCGGAGACGTGACTGTCACTCAATCATCAGACCTTGCCTCAGAAAAACAGCAAAACATGATTCGCGCGGTCTGTAAGTCAATGGGCAAAGTTCCACCGGCAAACCTTCAAGGCATGACCAAGCGCGAAGCGTCTGCATACATTGACACCCTTAAAAGCGCACCCGCACCGCAAGAAGAACCCGAGGAGGCGTTCTGATGGACGAAATAATTGCTCGCCTTAGAAACAGTTACAAAACCGATGCACTTTGGGATGTTTGCAACGAAGCAGCCGACGCCCTTGAACATCTCATCATCAAATGCAAACACCTTGAGTCTGAGATTGCACGTCTTGAAAGGCTCAGCAATGGTTGACCTGCTGACCCTGATCATCATGTGCGTCAGTCTCTTCATGTGCGGATTCCTCTTGGGAAAAGAACAATGACCGTCTCCGAAAAGATATTCCAAGACCAAGTCATCAAACTTGCGCGGATGCAACAATGGCTCGTCTTCCATGCGTCACCCTCATCACCCCGTGCAGGGGTATGGCGGTCAGACGGCAACGGATTCCCCGACCTTGTCCTTGTGTCAACATCTGTCCCTTCTCGAGGAGTCATCTTCTGCGAACTTAAAGCAGCCGAAGGCAAACTGAGTGCGGAACAAGAAAAATATGCGCGATGCCTAGTCAACGCAGGAATTGAATACCACCTTTGGCGTCCTCGAGACCTTGACGCAATCGCAGCTCGTCTAGGCAGGCAAGGCAAAGTGCAATGAAACAACTCATTCGCGTCAGCCTCACAAAAGAAGAAATGCAGATTGCAGCGCACGGCGGAATTGAACACCGCATTGACGCAATCTTCAAAGACCAAGTCCCTCGAAGCGTTCAGCCATACCACGAACAACATTGGTGGAACACCCACATCACCGGTGCACTTGCCGAATACGCCGTCTCAAAACTTCTTGACTACGAATGGGAATGGAAAAAGAATCCCGTCTACGACGTGGGCCGATACCAAGTCAGATCAACAGAGAACCCCGCAGGACGACTCCTGGTCAACACCCACGACGACCCGACACATAACTTCATCTTTTGCAAAGTAAGAGACAACCGCGTCCTCATCGAGGGATGGATTACAGGTTCAGAAGTCATTGCTAACAACCTGCAGCTCTTCCCCAATTGCTACGCCATAGAGACATACCGCTTGTACCCCATCACAGATCTTCCAGAGTTCCCACAGACACTCCCCGAAGGGATTCATTGGTTTACGCCAGGCACACCCAAACTAGGCAGAAGAGCATGACTCTCGTCGCTTGGTACATCCTCCTGATAAGTATCGGCATAGCAATCCTTCAGGGTATACGCAAGGGTTAATATGCCAACACAATTGAGAGACGCAAGCCGACATCATCAGTTGCAGGTGGTTCGCAGAACACGAGGGAACTCGGGTAGAGCAGTCTGCCTTCAAGCGACTGTGCAGCGTCCAAACGTCATAAATGAGAATGGTGACCGTCCACATGTCAAACATCCGGCAGCCAGAGATACTTACTCGAAATGCGGGGGGCGAGCAAACCACCGAACCGAACACAACGAACGAGAACAAGCCCCCTCGGGGGGGCGCGTTAGCAGGGGGCAACCATGACAGACAGAACAGCAGACAGAGAATATCGACGCAGACGCGCAGAAGTACTTGAAGGAAACCCTCTGTGCCATTGGGGATGCGGACGGCCTGCAACGCAAGCAGATCATCTCATCGAGTACGACATAAACGGTGACGATTCGCCGCTTGTTCCGTCCTGTGCAAACTGCAATGCACGTCGCGGAGCCGAATACATAAACGCAAAACGAAGTCAACAAGCCCATTCAAGAGCAGAACACCTCGGACTCGACCCAACGCAAAAACCAAAACGAAAAACAAAAGAAACAAAACTTTTTTTGAAAACAGAAAATTTGTTGCCCCCGTCCCCTTCCTTTCTCTTATCTGAAGAGATTCAAACCGAATCAGTTCGATGTCTCGCATCTGCGGAGTTAACGCTCGGAATTGGCGTGGTTCAGCCGAGGTTGGAATCGGTCACCCAGGGTTCAGGTTCTTATGGGCCTGCGGTTGCTGCATGGTCAGAGCGCGTTCTTTCCCGCAAACTGTTTGACTGGCAAATCATTGCGTTGACCGGACAATTGACGCACGATGAAAATGGCGACCTTGTGTTTCGTGAAGCGTTGACTAGTTGTGCGCGTCAGAACGGCAAGTCGGTTGCCTTGACAAGTCTGTGCGGATTCTTCTTGACGGACTGGTCAGCGATGCGCGGAAAACCAATGCACGTTCTTTCCGTTGCCAACAAACTTGATCGCGCGGTTGCAATCTTCAATGAACTTGCTCCGGTACTTGAGGCACAATTTGAAGGCCATGTAACTTGGAGTTACGGACGCAACAAAGTTGAAATGCCGAACGGGTCGACGTGGGAAGTCCGCGCTGCGACCCCAAACCTTCACGGCGGAACTTACGACCTGATTGTTGTTGACGAAATCTGGAACGTCTCTGAAGAGGTGTACTTTGACGCGCTCCGCCCTTCGCAGATTGCGGTCAAGTCTCCGCTTCTTTCCTCCTGGTCAACTTCAGGCGATGAGTCATCAAAGACAATGCAGCGTCTTCGCGAAGCAGCAATTGGCGCAATAGATCAACAGAAACAAACCCGTCTTTACTTTGCCGAATGGAGCCTCCCGTCTGTTGACCCGAACGACGAAATAAATTGGGGCTACGCCAACCCCGCGCTCGGTCAGACGATTACTCTTGAGGCACTTCAAGCAGCTGCGGAAACTCCAGATCGTGCAGCGTTTCTCCGCGCCCACTTGAATCTGTGGGTCTCATCGGCGGACGCTTGGATTCAGCCTGGAGTCTGGGACAAATTGTTCACAGAATTTGATTGCCCGACAGGTGGCGTTCTTGCCGTGGACTCATCCACAGGCGGAGAAAAGTATGTGGGCATTCGTTGCGGACTTACCGAAGAGGGCAACATCATTGCAACTGTCCAGTTCTCCACAGAGTCCCTTAAGGAAATGTGGATAAAGATTAACGAGGCAATGGAGGCAGACCCGAAGTTGCGCCTGGCAATTACACCGGCATTAGACATTCATACTCCAGAAAAGTTAGAACGGCGACGTCAAATTTTCGGCTACGCCGAGGTACTTAAATTCACGGGTCTGACGCGCTCGCTCATCCTCGAGAAACGCATCTATCACCGAGGCGAAGAACTGCTTGCAACTCACGTCAACAGGGCAGTCCTCGCCAGAGCGAATGGGCAAATCGTTATCAGTTCGCAGAGGAGTCCCGGACCCGTCGAGGCAGCGCGACTTCTAGTCGTCGCAGCCGCTCTTGTTTCCCGCCCGTCAAATACTGGACGCGCAGCAATGGCGTTCGGAAGGTAGTTGCATTTGCAACAAGTTTGTGGGAGACTCCATCCGTGGCGTTCTTCTCACGAAAAATAAATACCGCTCAATTTGCGTCGTCGCCAATTAAAGCCGCTGCCGGCGTTGCTGGTCTCGGCGTCCCCCCGACGTACGCATGGACAAGCGGTGCATTTGAGCAGGTCGCCCTCAGTCTGCCGACGGTGTCGAGGGCGAGAGACCTTCTCGCCTCGACCATCTCTGGCCTTGAGTTCCGCCAGTACGTCAAGCAATGGAACGGTACTGAGTACGAAGAAATCTATGTGCCGAACGAGTCATGGATGGAGAATCCTGATCCGAAAGTTCCTCGCCAATTCATATTGGCTAATACGGTCACGGACCTCTGGATGACTGGTAGAGCGTTCTGGGCCGTAACTTCTCGTAATGCAACTGACGGACGCCCAATGAGTTTTGAATGGCTACCGTCAGCCAACATTCAGACGCCGAATCAGCAGGGTCCGCAGTTCTTCGGTATGCCAGACGAAATTGAGTTCAACGGCATCCCGTTAGACCCAAACGAAATCATCACCTTCCTTGCACCGACAACTGGTCTCATGTATTCAGGTCGACGCTCCGTCAGCATTGCGACTCACCTTGACCAATACGCAGATCGTGCAGCCACGATTGAAACTGTTCCTGGTTATCTTCAGCAAACTTCAGCGGGCGAAACAATGTCCGGTGAAGAACTTGGAGACCTGGCAGCGCAATGGGCGCAAGCTCGTCGAGAAGGAAACGTCATCGGCGCGTTAAACAACTACGTCAACTTCGTGGAATTTGACCGTGACCCGCTTGAAGTTAACGCAGCACAACGCGAATACCAAGCCCTCGACCTCAGCAGAATTTGCTCCGTACCCGCATACCTCGTTTCAGCACCAACACCTGGAGCGTCAATGACTTATCAAAATGCGTCTCAGGCTCGCCAGGATCTGTGGCTCTTCGGGGCACAAATGCTGGCTAATGCCATTACTTCTCGTCTCAGCATGAACGACGTTGTTAGTCGCGGACGCTATGTCTGTTTTGACACAGACGAACTTCTTGCCGTTGGCGAAATGCACGACGCTTTAGTTGAACCACAAGTACCCGACCTTCAGGAGATGCCTTCATGATCAAGTTCACCGCCGTCCCCGTCACTCTCGACGCTGCAGCTGGGGAAGATGCTCCGCGCACCATCACCGGCATTGCAGTCCCTTGGGACACCGTCGCAACCGTTTCAGGTGGCGAAAAGGTCATGTTCAAGCGCGGAGCCTTTGACTTGAATGCCAAGCCCGCGCGACTTCTTGAAAACCACGACGGACGCCCAATCGGCATCGTCAGCGAACTTGTCGATCTAGACAACGGTCTTGGCTTCCTCGCAACCTTCTCGCGCAGTAAGGCTGCAGATGACGTGGTCGAGCTGATTCAGATGTCCGCTTACGATTCCGTAAGTGTTGGCGCAGTACCCAAGAAATTCAAGTACGACAAGAACGGCGTCATGATTGTCTCGTCTGCTGATCTACAAGAACTTTCGGTCGTCAGCGTTCCGGCATTTGCCGACGCAGTCATCGAGAAAATCGCTGCTTCAGAACCCGACCCTGAGGTCGAAGAAGAAGCAAACGAACCCCAACCCGACACAAGTCTCCAGGAGGAAACAATGTCACAAGAAACCCAAGTCGAAGCCTCCGCGCCCGACGCCATCCCAACATCCCCAATTTTCGCTTCAGCCAAGCGCGACTTCATCATGCCGTCAGCAGCCGAGTACATTTCAGCCGCTTTCGTTGGCGGAGACCAATGGCGAGCAATGAGCGAAGGCATCCGTGCAGCTGCACCAAACGTCCTCACCTCAGACATCCCAGGTGTTCTTCCACTTCCAATCGTTCAGCCTGTCTACAACAACTTCATCGGTCGTC